AGCATTAACTGCAAGAGTTAAACTTGCACCCACTGTGAAAATAAAACTAACAAGCTCAAAGTAAAATGCAATTCTATCACTTGCATAACTGTTGAGCCAAAAGGATTTAATGTTTTGCAATTAGATTTTGCCAACTGTTGCTAAGATGTTTTCAAGTACAGCATAATCGTCGCTGGTGCGTTCAAAGTCTGCTTTGTATGCTGTGCGAACTGCTTTTTTAAGCACTGCTGGTTTGATTTGCATTTCTTCTGCAATTGCTTTGATAGTGTCGTTGAGACCTTCGTTGAGGTCATCGACTTCTTGCATTACTGTTAGGCCTTCGTTGACCAATTGTGTGAGTTTTGCTTTTTCCTCACTGTTGAATACACGATCCATGTATGTCTCCTATTTGATTTTACTTATTATATGACTTTAGACCCTGACTGTCAATCTTAAAATCATATCTAAGGTATTCGCCATCGTTGCGTTCACCATTGCGTTTCTTTTTGCTATCGCCACGCAATAACTGTTTGATTCCACGTTCGGTGCGTCGTTTGGCTTCGCTCATGGTGCTACGATTTTGTTCTGTGGCAGGTATCTTGAAATTTTTTGGCAACACCTTTTCGGGTTCTATGGCATATACATACAAATGTTCACCATCTATGCTTTCTATGTGATACAAATATAATGCATCATCGGGTATTGTTTGTTGTATAGGATAGCCCAATGTTTTTACAATGGTGTTGTATCCAGTGAAAGCACAAAACATGCTCAAAGGAATAACAACCATCATCACAACAGCATTACGCCAAAAGTGTATGCCAATGGCCAACACTATTATTGTGAGTGTTGCCATGCTCAAAAAGAAAGGCACAAGTTGTAAATCAAAGTTTAAAATGGCGAATAGTTTCCTGTATAATTTCCACGTGTGGTATTTACTTTTTCTCTAGTGATAATATCACTCTCTTGGTTGTTGTGTCCTAACCATGCACCGTCGTCGCTTAGTCTAAAACGCACCAAACTTATTTCTTGTCCAATTTCACTGTAAGGATATTTGCTCACATACATTTCATTATAAGGATTGATCTTAATTATTTGTACAGTAATTGTTCCAGGCAAGTCTTTGGTGGGTGTACCTTCGTGTACAGTATATAGTTTATTGTATACATGCGCCATCACTTGATATTCGCCTGGTATTACACCTCGCAACGTAACAACTTCTCTGTTGAGATTTATTAATCTTACTATGTTTCCGTTGCGATATTCATCGCTGCTGTATCCTAAATCATCCTTTTCTAAATGCATCAGTCCTGCTTGTTTGTTTACAAATGCAACTGTGTTGCCTGCAGGATCTTTTACCCAAAGATCAACATCATGGTTTAGATTGTGATCCCATTCTATTACAATCAAGTAATCTGCTTTTTTGATAACATCGCCTTTTTTTGTGATAGGATTTATAAGTATGAATGCAATAACAAACAGATACACAAATCCAATCACAAGATTGAACAGCAAATCTGTGAAGCCTACTCTACTGTTGTACTTGTTTCTATTGCTCTTCGACATTGACCAACTGCACTTTAAGCATTTGACTGCACACCAAACCCACTAGTGTTGTGTACAATGCTGTGCTCATGCCCAATGCCATGTCTGTGAGTGCTGTTTTTACACTGCTTGTGTCGCTTACATTGAGACTTTCAAAACTGCCGCCTAGCATGAGAATAAATCCAATCACAGTACCAATCATGCCCATTGCAAGCAAAAGTTCTGTTGCAAACCAACCTATGTTGATGTTGGCACTTTGCTTTTTTGCACCCTTTGTAACGCTGTATGTGATCCAGCCGGTAAAAGCACTGGTTAAAAAATAAATGGCAAGGATAGCAAAACTCAAACGTGTGGTATCCTTTGCAATCAATGCATCTACAAATCCAAAAAAGTAAGCAGCAAAGAATGCTGCAACACTGGTGCAGAATAACAGCCACCAGCGTAAAAACATGCTCATCGTGTCTCTCCAGTATTATTTAGTGTAAAGTTATCTCTACAACTAGGTCACTACTGCCTTTGATCAACCGATGATATACTTCTTTGGGAATGTTGTAGTCTCGGCCTGGAACAAGTGCCATGGGCAACCGGTTGTCTAATTGTAGACTCCAGCCACTTCCTTCTAACACACGCACAGTGCGATCTTCAGCATCACGGTGCCAGCAAAGGTCGCCGTTGTCTGCGTCTTCTCTAAATGTTCTATGCTTGATGTTAGGTGCGACAGAGGTTTCCTCGTAAGGTTTTACCACCATTGTCCGCCTTTAACTCCTAGGCTCTTATAACGTGGTGTACGACACGCCCAATAGCCTGCTTTTGTTTTGTCTTTTTTGTTTTTGCAATCGTGACGTGCAACAAAACTTTTTACTGCTCCAGGGTTGTTTGCTTTGGTCTTGAGACCTGTGGTATCACCCCATGACACTTTGATCACATTGCCTTTTTTGTTTTTGGTGTACACATAATACTTTTTACTACCGCCACGCTTTGGACTGTTAAGTTTTACTTTGCGTCCTTGATATTCTGCTTCGTCAATTTTTTCTTCTGCGAGATCTTCGATAGGAACATCTAATGGCACAATCTCACCATCAATTTCAATACACTCACCAATGTCTGTGTCTAGCATTTCTCTGTCAAACCAATCCATGTCAATGCTCTCACGCATTTCACGAACTGAACGGTAAAACATTGTAAATGCTTCACTACCAGGACGGAACATACACTCAGTAAAAGGCACACCTTGTTTGATGTGTTCTGCTATTGTACGATCTACTGTCTCACTGATGTTAAATTCACTAAGTCTCATTGGTCTGCTCCTGTCAGTGTATTTATTTTGTTTTTACTCTATCAAAGTGTGAGTAGTAGGGTTGATCTTCAAATGTAGGACACATGCGACATATGCTATGTGGTTTTGCATAATTATCGATCCAAGCCTGTATGTCCTCATCACTGTCTTGTATGCTTACACCATTGTACTGTAAATAAGGTTGCCAGTCTGCATCGTTTAATAAAAAGTGATCACCTAGCACCTGTTGTAATAATGCAACACTGCTACACTTGTACAGTCTGCCATTGTACAGCAACGGACAATAGGTTTGGCTACATTCTTTGTGTGCTTCCACAGGATTGTTGTTATACGGTTTCATGTCGTAGTAGTTTGTGCCGCGCCATGTTCTAGTGAATCTGTTGTTTACATCTATTGTAAACATCAATTGGTAGTCATCATTTTTGTATTGTTGAAACTCTTGTGTGACAGTTATAGGTTCCCATGATACATTTTCCATAACATTTTGTATGGCATGATGTATGTATTCTTCGTTGGGTTGATGCACACTAAACTTCAAATGCACACTGCCCATGTCCTTGATAAAGTTTATAAAGTTAGGCCAGCGATGCCACAGTGTGGCATTTGTAACCAGCATCACACTCTTTTGAAGTTTGACCTGTGTCTCACGCATGAATGTTTTCAGTTCAGGATTGATCATGGGTTCGCCACCTATAAATCCCATGCAGTCTATTTCTATGCGTTCGTTCCAAGCATCAAACACAGGCTCAAAGTCTGCATAACGCAAACTGCCTTTCATGTTGTAATCACTGTAGTTGGTGCAGTTTTCACAGGCCAATGTGCATGCATTAGAGATCATGGTCTCTAAGTAGGGTAGAAATGGTTTTGTCATACTTACTTGTATTTTCTAGTGGTATTCGAAACGTTCTTTGCAGCACCCTTGCGATTTTTATTAGGGTCTTCTCTGCGCTTTTTGCGCACTGCAGCCGCAATGGCTTTTTTGCCACCTTTGGCACGAAGTGCTGCTGCTCTTGATTTTGATAAACATTTGGGTTTGCCTTCGCCGGGCTTGGCATCACCGCATTTGCCAATGCGTTCACCTTTGGTGTTGTAACGGTCCCAACCGCCGCCACCGGCTCCGCCTTTTTTGCCTTTGCCGAACCATGCACGGAGATCTTCGTGTAGTTCAACTATTTGCATTATTTTTTACTCTTGTTGCCCCAGTTTGCTGCACCAACTTTGCGACACTTTACAAGTGCACCACTTGCA